GAGGGGTTAAAACAGTATTTGCTGCATTTGGTGTTGTTGTTGGTAATTTAGAGGATATACTTGCAGATATGGGAGAAAAATTAGTTTCTGTTTTTGAAAATCCTAAGAAAGCAGTAGCTGATTTATGGGAAGCAATAAAGACTAATCTAGTGAATAGGGTTACTGGACTTATTGACGGATTTGGTGCTGTTGGAAAAGTTATACAAGGAGTGTTAGATCTAGATTTTGATAAAGTTAAAGAAGGAGCTTTAGAATATGGCGAAAGTGTTTCTCTAGTAGTAACAGGTGTAGATAATGTTTTTGAAAAAGTAAAAGATGGTATTGAAGGGACTATAAATAGTGTTAAAGAATTTGGAAAACAAACAAAAAAAGAAGTTAAGCAAGCTATAAAATTAGAACAAGACAGACTAGAATTACAAATATTTGAAAGGGAAGCTATAGTAGAAAAAGCTAGAACAGAAAAGGATATGATGAAACTTAGGTTACAAGCTAGAGATTTTGAAAAATTTACAGCAGAAGAAAGGCTAGAGTTTATGAGAGAAGCTAATACTTTAGCATCAGAACAACTTAAAAAAGATTTACACGTTGCAAGAGAAAAACTCAAATTTAGAGTAGAAGAAAATACATACAGTAAATCTAATCAAGCTAATTTAGATGAAGAAGCTCAATTACAAGCTGCAGTATTTAATTTAGAAAGGTCTAATTTCTCAGAAAGAAAAAGACTTAAATCTGAAGAACAAGCTATTGTAAAAGAAATAGCAGCAACGGAAAAGAGTGTTATAATGCAACAAAATAAAGAAATTGCTGCAATAGAAAAGGAAATTGCTGCTTCTAAGAAATTAGATTTAAAAGCATTAACAGATTTTAATTTACAAAGAATAAAAGACGAAACAGATGAAGAATTTAAAATAAGAATAGCAGCATTTAAAAAGATAGCAGATGCTCAAATTATAGAAGATAAGAGAGTAGCAAAAGAGCAAGAAGATTTAGATAAATTAATTGAGAAAACAAAAGAAGAAACTATAGCTATGGGTTTTTCAACAGCAGCATCTTTAGCTAAAGAAGGTTCAGCAACAGCTAAGGCTATAGGAGTAGCAGAAACTATTTATAACACACAAACTGCAATAATGGCAGCAATGAAATTACCTCCACCATTTAATGCAATTCAAGCAGGGCTTACAGGTGTTATGGGAGCTACTGCAATAGCTAAAATCTTGTCAACTAATCCTGAAGATGGTGGTGGTTCATTATCTGGAGGAGCAACAGCAACAAATACTCCTGCACCTCAGATGATGTCAGGAGCTTTTGATTTATCAGGAGGTGTAGCACCAGACCCTGTACAAGCCTTCGTACTTACCGATGAAATGACAAATTCTCAGAATCAACTTGCTAATATTAGAAGAAGAGCAACGATATAAATCAAATAAACTAACTAAAAATCTATTATATAATATGCCTTGCGAAAAATGTGAAAACGGAAAATATAAATGGGGAAAGACAGGAAGCTGTACTTATGACTCAGTTGCTGAATGTGAAGAAGCAAATAAAGACTATTATGAAGAAGTTAAAGAAACTAAAATAGTTGAATTAATTATTAATGATGATAGTCAAGAATTAGCAATTGATGCAATATCTCTCGTTACCTCTCCTGCAATTGAGCAAGACTTTGTCTTTTTTGGTAAAGAGAAAAACAACTTAACATTTGCAAAGGTAGATGAAGACAAAAGAATGATTATTAGTCCGGCTCTTATTCCCAATAAGCAGATATTTAGATACGACCCAAATACAGACTCTGATTACTATGTTTATTTTTCTAAAGAAACCGTAAGACAAGCGTCTGAACTGTATTTAAAACATAACAATCATCACAAAGCTACTTACCAACATCAAGACAGAGTTTCAGGTGTTCTTACAGTTGAATCTTGGATAAAGGAAGGAGATATGGATAAGTCAAAGCTATATGGTTATGATTTACCTGACGGTACTTGGTTTGTCAAAATGCGTATAGACAATGATGAGCTTTGGTCTAAGATAAAAGAAGGCGAACTTCGTGGGCTAAGCATAGAAGGTTACTTTACGGACAAGCTAGAATCTATGTCAGAAAAGCAACCAACTAATGAAGAAATATTAAAAGCACTAAACGAAATAATAACAAAATCAAACGTATAACTAATCTTTCTATTATATAATAGAACTTAAATTAAAACTATGGATATTAAAGAACAAATTTTGGTAGCACTTGGTCTTGACAAAGGCGAAGATGTAACAATGGCTTATCAAGCTAAATCGGAAGACGGAACTATTTTCGTTTCAACAGCTGACGAATTAGCTGTAGGCGTAGACATCTCAGTTCTTACTGAAGACGGTACTACAATTTTACTACCTATTGGAACTTACAAAACAGACACAGGCGTAACGTTTCGCGTGGATGAAGAAGGCGTGGTTGCAGAAGTTATGGAAACTGAAACCGAAGAAGTAGTTGAAGAAGAAATGGCTGAAGAAGAAGAAGAGAAAGAATATGCAGACGTTGCCGACTGGGAGGGAATGGAGAAACGAATCCAAAACCTAGAGGACGCAGTTGCTGATCTAAAGAAAGATAAAGATGGAGGAGATGATGAGGTTGAAGAAATGGCTGAAGTAACTGAAGAGCCTTCTACTAATCCTAAATCTATTAAGACTACAGAAGTAGTTGAGTTCTCAGCAGAAGACGAATTAACAAAGTTAAAAGCTGAAAATGAAAAATTAAAGACTGAGTTAGCAGAATCTCCTGCATCAGCACCTTTAGATACAAATAAATTTAGTTCTGAAAGAAAAGTAATATCAAAAAGAGATTATGGAAGAATGTCTAGTAAAGACAAATTCTTATACGACTTAAATAAATAAAAATTAATAATTAAAAACAAAAAAAAATGGCTTTTACAGTAGCAAGTAACTTTACAGGTAAGGCGGCAGGATTTTACATCAGCGCTGCGTTACAACAAGCAAATTCACTAGAATACTTAACAATGATTGAAAACATCAAGTTTAAGTCTAACATACAGCAAATGGCATTAGGCCCTGATGGAGGAGGGAATGGTGTTGTTACAGCGGCAAGTTGTGACTTTGTAACAGCAGGAACTCTAGCTCTTACAGAAAAGGTTTTAGAGCCGACTAACCTACAAGTTAACCTACAATTATGCAAGCAAACTCTTTTGTCTTCTTGGGAAGCGTTACAAATGAGAGCTGGAGCAGGCGCACCACCTCCTGCATCTTTTGATGACTATGTTATCTCTTATATGGGAGAAGTAATTGCTAGTGGAGTTGAATCTAATATTTGGGCAGGTGCAGCAAATACAGGTGGAAACTTTGTTGGTTTTACAGGAGCAGGAGCAGCAGGATGGTTAAGAGCAGGAAATGATGGAACAGTAGTACAAGTAGCATTAACAGGAGGAGCAGGTGTTGCACCAACAGCAGGAACTATTATAGCTGATATGGAAGCAGGATTAGATGCTATGCCTACAGCTATTATAGGTAAAGAAGATGTCTTTGTTTATATTAACCAAAGAAATTACCAATTATACATTCAAGCTGTATCTTTATTAGGATATGTAAACGCTTACAATATGAATGGAGATTACGAGCCAAGAATTAATGGTTATAAAATTGCAGTTTGTAATGGTTTACAAAACGCAGCTATCGTTGTAGCTCAAAAATCAAACATGTTCTTCGGAACTGACCTTTTAAGCGATACGACAAGAATTCAAATGCTCGACATGGCTAATCTGGACGGAAGCGATAATTTACGCTTAGTAGCACGTTATTCAGCAGGAACACAAACAGGAGTAGGTGCTGACATTGTACTTGTATCATAATTAAATAAAAACGGAGAAGGAGGGTGTAAAAGCCCTCCATCTTTATAACAAAAAAAAAATTAACCACTTATGGCTTGCACAGCATTAACAAAAGGAAGAGGACTCGACTGTAATCGCATATCGGGTGGCGTAAAATATATTTACTTTGGGGTTTATGACCAATTTGAAATCCCAATTGAAACAACAGGAATAGTAGTAGTAGATTCAGTAGTAACTGATATAGATATGAATGTGGCTGGAGCTTCTCAATATACTCTATATAGATACACAATGCCTTTAGGTGTTTCATCTTTAACAGAGACTATTGTAGGTTCTCGTGAGAATGGCACGATATACTACACACCTACATTAAGCGTTATGCTTAATCGTTTAACGAAGGAAGACCAAAATCAAATTAAGCTCCTTGGAAGCACGAAAGTGGTTGCGTTTGCGCAATTAAATGCTACAATAGCTAATGGACATGATGTAATAGTTGCTTTAGGTGTTGAGAATGGTTTACAATTGAATGCAGGTACTATGGATAGCGGCGCTGCATGGGGTGACCGCTCGGGTTACACTCTAACATTTGATGGAATGGAACAAAACCCTTTCCCAATGGTTGCAGATTACACGACAGTACCTTTTGACAATGCAGCATTTGAAATTGGAACAATAGTAGTATCTTAATTTTCTTATCTGTTTTATTATAATCTTAAAAGGGTAGCTTAATTGTTACCCTTTTTCTTTTCCAAACAAAACCAGACTTTTTCTATTATATAGTATGATACAAGGAATCACAGAGTCTAATATAAGTGCAGAAC